TTCGTGGTAGTTATAAAACAACGGCAATATCAGTTGTAGGGGCTGTTTGGTATTTATTATTTTTTCCTCTTAAAAGAATCCTCATCGCGAGCTCTACCGCGGATAACGCGAAAAAAATTCATCAGCAAATAAGAATGCAGTACAATAAAGATCAATTAAGAAAAATTTATCATTTGCAAGGAATTTATGAGCCTAAGAATCCTGAGTGGTGGAGAAAAGACTCTTTTGCTCTTACTACTTACAAATCAAACGAAAAGGGTACAGACAAAGAAGGAAATGTTGAATGTGTTGGAGCGCTTAATGTTGTAACTTCCCGGCATTATGATCTTATTCTCTGTGATGATATTCCTGTTTTGAAAGATAGAATATCGAGGGCTGAAAGAGAAAAGAAAAAAGAATGGGTAAAAGAATTGCAGTCAATCATTGAGCCAGACGGGCATATCGCTTATATTGGTACGCCCTGGCATCCAGAGGATATTTATTCAATTACTCCAAAGGCTATAAAATATCCTATTGGCACAGTTTTTAATCCTCGCTTTACTGAATCAAGGTTAAAAGAAATCCGGCGTATTCAGGGAGAGGTTTTTTATAAAACACAGTATGAGCTTGAACATATCGCATCAGAAGATTTAATATTTGATGATCCTACTTATGGAGAGTTTTTTCCTGAAAGTGAAAAGGATAAGCTGAAATTATTCGCGTATTGGGATCCAGCTTTCGGCGGCGCGGATTTTAACGCGCTCGCGATTGGAGGAAAAAGAAAAGGGACTTTATATGTTCAGCATGGTTCTACTTGGAGAAGTCTGATAGATAAATCTTATGATAAAGTTGAGAGAATATACAGAAAAATGGATTTATATTGTATATATGTTGAGAGTAACGCTGCGCAGAGACTTATAACTTATGAGCTAAGAAAAAGAGGGCTTCACGTTAAAGAAATAAATAATACAAGAAATAAACATTTAAGAATCATGGACGCGGTATTAAAAAATTGGGATAGAATCGTTTTTAGCTCGAAAGTAAAAGATGAATTTATGCACCAATTACTTGATTATTGTGAGGACTCAGATCATGATGATGCGGCAGACGCGCTCGCGGGACTGTGTTCAGTCACAATCGGCAGCAGAATATTCAAATTTATCAAGATTGGAGCGGATGGAATAATAAAAGAGGAAAATAACAAGAAAATAGCTTAATAATAAAACTAACTTATTTTCTTGACAATTTAGATATAAAGAATTATTATATTAGTATCATTCGTAATTGCTCTTCTCAATTCGGGTGGCTCCGTAAATGCCAATTCGGTTGGTGCACGAACGCGCCAATTTTAATAATTTATAAAATTATACGATGGCAACAATAACAGAAATCCTTACTGAACGGCGGAACACCTTAATTAAAGATAAACTTGATATTTATAAATTGCTTAGAGACTCCTACGCGGGTGGCTATAAGTATGTAAACGGTGGGCATTTAGTAAAATATATAAGGGAAGGAACGAAGGCATATCAAGCAAGATTAGAAAGAGCGGTATATTTTAATCATATTCAACCACTTGTTGACTTGCTGGTTGGATTTATATTTACTAATGAGCCGAGTAGAGAAGGATTTGATAATGCTGATTATATTCTTGAAAAAACAAGCAAAGGGCAAGACCTGAATGAATTTATGCGGAATGCCGCGACTCAGTCTATGATGATGACTTGCGGTATTCTTGTAGACTCTCCTAAGTTTGATCAAGATGAGATTAAGACTGAGAGAGATAGAAAAGAAGCGGGGCTTAATCCATTTTGTGTACTCTATAATCCCGAAAATATAAGAGATTTTTCTATTGATACTCAAGGGGAACTTAATTGGGTATTACTTGATAATAGTTATGTTGAAAATACTAATCCTTATGTTGAACAGAAAACAATAAAAGTATATAGACTATGGACAAGGGACTTTTATAGAGACATTGAAGAGATCGAAGGTGAATGGAGCTTAAAAGAAGAAATATATCATAATATCGGGGAAGTTCCTTTCGTATTTGTTAATTGGAGAGACGATAATCAAGACATGATAGATGATACAATTTTTGAAGATATTGCTTTGTATGATAAAGCTATCTACAATTTTACATCTTGCCTTGATGAGATGATAGTATCCGGTACTTTCAAATGTTTATTTTATCCGGCTGAGGATGTTGAGCAAGATTTACCTGCGAGTGTAGTTGAAGGTGGGATATCTGATTTATCGGTTATACCGTTTAATGGAACTCTTACTCATCGTCCTTATTTTGAAGGTGCGGGGCTTAGTGATGTCGTTCCTTTTCTGACAGCTATTGAAACATATCTTACTGAGATATTGAAGAAAATAGGTGTTGAGTCGGCAGAAGAGCAGTCGATTGTAAAAACAGGAAAGGCAAGAAGATATGATTTTGAAAAAACAAAGGCTTATATCGTATCAGGAATTAAGCAATGTGAGAAAACAGAAAAAACAATTTATAAATTCTGTAAAAAATGGGAGGGTGAAAAGAGTATAAGTAAACCTAATGTGACTTATTATCGAGAGTTTCTTGATGAAGATTTTGAATATAAAATGCAGAAATTTATTAATCTTCTGTCATTGCCTTATGACTCATTAAAGAAAGCGGTGCATAAGTTAATGGTTAAAAATTCACTTACTACAGAGTTGGACAAAACAGAGCTTAAAAAAATAATAAATGAGATTGATTCTGCGAAAACTTCGATTGAGCAGTCGGGGGAAAAGGCAGATCAACTATATAATGAATTAAAAACAATTGAAGGGGGAAGCAATGTCGAATGATAATTTCGTAAGATTAACGCCAGGCAACATAAGAGGTCTTAATTTTGATCTGCAAAGATTTAATGATGGTGATAGTAATGATAATGGATCAGGGGACAAAGGGACACAGGATTTTTATGAAGTAAAAGACCCTCATACTGGCGATATGGTAAAAGTTCCTAAGTCTCTTGAAAATTTTGTTAATCACCTTGTGTCAGGAACACGAGGAACGGTTAAAAAAGAAGTTTCTCAAAAATACGATGAACTTATGTCAGAAGTACAAACTAAATTGAGAGAGAAAGAGACTGAAAATAAGGATATTCTTGAAAAACTTGGAGAGCTTGAAAAGCAGAACATGTCTGCTGAAGAAATCGCGAAGGCTGAGTTTAAAAGGAATATCGATGATATGACTAATAAATTAAAGACCACAGAAACTGACAGAGATTATTGGAAAGAGCAGTTTCATTTTTTAAGAACACGAAATGATATAAGACGCTCTTTCGGAACAACTAAACTTTGTAATAATGAAGAAGTGGTTGATTTATTATGCAATGAGGGGAACGCGCGATTACGAGAAATTATTAACGATGCTGGAGAGAAAACGGGCAAATACGAAACTATTTTGAGTCTTAATATTGCTGATAAGGATGGTAATAAAACAGCGATGGAGGGGACTCCCGATCAGTTATTCAATAAATGGATTGAGCAGGATAGCAAAGCTCATCACTTATTGATAAACTTAAATTCGGGCGGTGGAAGTAGGAAACCTAATTCTAATGGAAGTGATGTAGATGAAGCTGCTTTAAAGAATATGAATCCTATTGAAAAACTTAAATATGCTCGAAAATCTACGTAAAGGAGAATTTTTGTTATGGCATTAACACTTATAGAAGCGGCCAAAAGAAATAGTGGAGACGTTATAAAACAAGCTGTAATCGAAATATATGCCAAAAATTCGGACATTCTGAGAGTTCTTCCCTTTGAGAATATTGCAGGTAATGCTTTAAAGTATAATCAAGAACAAGCCTTGCCGGGGGTTGGTTTCAGGGGTGTGAATGAGGGATATACGGAGAGTACAGGTATTCTGAATCCGGTCACAGAAGCACTTGCAATTGCAGGTGGCGATATTGACGTTGATATATTCATTGACAAGACACAGGGTTCGGATCAGAGAGCAGTTCAGGAGTCGATGAAGATTAAAGCTCTTGCGCTCTCTTTCACTAAGACGTTTATTAAGGGTGATTCTGAGGCAATATCAAAAGAATTTGATGGCCTTCAAGTAAGAATCGTTGGTGATCAATTGATCGATGCGGGTGCAACATCAGGCGGGGATGCTTTATCGCTTGGTAAGCTCGATGAGATGATCGATCAAGTTGACGATCCTAATTATCTCATTATGAATAAAACCATGAGGCGAAGGCTTACAGTTGCCGCAAGAACGGCAGCCGTTGGTGGGGATATTCAATATGGTCTTGATGAATTTGGTCGTCAAATTACTATGTATAATGGTTTGCCTATTCTTATTGCTGATAAGGATAATACTAATACAGCTATACTTCCTTTTACTGAGGCAAACCCAGGTGGCGGAACAGCCGCAAGTACATCTATTTATTGTATATCAACTTTAGATGGAATGGTTACAGGCATTCAAAATGGTGAAATAGATGTAAAGGATCTCGGAGAATTGCAGACTGCGCCTGCGTATAGGACTCGAATTGAGTGGTATGTAGGTATGACTATTTATAATGGTAAAGCGGCAGCAAGGCTCAGAGGTATCAAAGATGATGTTGTGACTGTATAAGGAGGGGATATGACTACAAGAGAATTAAGAACACGAGCAACATATGACGCCGATCTTGTTTTAAAGACAGCAGGTTTAATCGCCGCTTCCGCTGCGGTTGCGACTATTGTTGATCTTGGCGATGGGGACATCATGGGTGATGTTATAGTTGATGTATCGGCTTGTGAAGTAGCAACCGGTGATGAGAGCTATATGGTTGTAGCGCAATTTTCTGATAAATCGGATTTTGCTGATACGATTATAAATGGCGCTGTATTGCCTTTAGGTGATGCGGCTGGTCTTGCGACAATCTTTAACAGTGTTGGAGATGTTGATATGGTAGAAGGAAGGTATAAATTGCCTTTCACGAATAAGTTTGATTCTGTATCTTATCGATATATGAGGTTGTATACAGTTGTCGCGGGCACAATCGCAACAGGCATCAATTACACTGCTTATATTGCTAAGAGATAAGAGTATAAATGGTGTGTTTAGTGTTGTGGGGTGAAATATCCCCACAGCTATTTTTTAAAAGGAGAGTAATTAAGATGGAAGAGGGTTTTGCAAAATTAAGAGACAAAGAAGAAAATAAATTCCTTGAAGTTCACAATGTAGACGCAAAGGAAATTGTGCAGAGTGATCCTGGTAGATATGAATATGTTGCTCCTGAAATTGTGGAAGATATTGAGAAAAGTGAAAAAGTCAGAAAATTAAAAAAAGAAATGAACGCTAAAAATGTTAGCATAAGAAATAAAAAAGCTCAAAAAGAATATGAGGAAAAGAAAAAAGCGGAAGAGGAAAAAAAAGTTGAAGAAAATACCAAAGACGAAGAATAAACTTATATGAAATATTTTAAATGAATGAGGAGAGTCTTTGCTCTCCTTATTTTATGGGTTATGGATAAAGATACCGCAAGACAGCTTATAGATGAAAGTAAACTTGTTGAAGACATCAGGGCGTTTAATCCTATTGATTTTGATAAGAAATGGATTCTAAGGGATGAAGATGCTCTACATATGATTAAACTTATTAAATCAGATAATTATGAGGATGCTATTAGATATTATGTTAAGAATTATATGAATGGCATGAATACAGAATATTATGATTTAATGACTGAGACATTGACAGCGGCTTCAAGATATGAGTTTAATCAAAGAAATTTATCTACTGCAACAACTAATATTGCATTGAATACAAACAGGATTAAAGAAGAGTCTACATCAACGGCAACTATATTGCTCGGAGCTTATGCCTTATCGAAATTGTCAGCGGAGAAAGGTATAAAAGCGTCAAAGAAAACTATTAATAAAGTTAGAGATGTAAATGCTTATCAGGTAGGTCAGATTATTGGCACGATTGCGTGGTTCCAGGAATCAAGGGTTACAATGACGCTCATGAGATTACAGTATCATCTAAGGAACGAGGGCAATATATTAAGGGCGATTCTAAAATCGGTATCAGATAGAGAAAGAGCGAATTTAGATGAGAGATATAGAAACGCGAAGCGAACTCGAAGGTGGATGACGCGAAATAATAAAGCGTTTAACGCGATGATAAAACGGCAGATTGATGAAGAGTCCGCGAAGCTGGCGCGAGAAAAGGCTATTCGAGAATCTTCTGGTAATTTTCTTTCACTTCCTGAAGATAGGTATAGAGACGGTTTTCCCGCGATATTTCAGGATGCTACTGATTCGGCGATATTGAATGAAGACAGGGACATTGAAAAAATTCACGCTGATATTAACGATAGAGATGTACTTGAGTACTATCAATTTTCTTTTAGAAAATTGAAGACAGGAATTGAAAGAGCCGTTTGTAAAGAGGTCTTATCTGAAAAAATATTAGGAAAATCTTTAGTTGCGTTAAATAGTGATATTGCTGATATTCTTGGCATTCCTTTATTAGGTGAAGTAGAAGCAAGGGGAGGAATGGGAGCTTTTTGTAGACATTCAACTCGGTCATTGTCGAATAGATTTTTGAAAAAACTTAATTCATTTATTAAAGCCTTAAAAACTGAATAAATGCTTTACAAATATAGCAGTTTATCATATATGATATATAGGAGGTTTTAAAAAGAAATGTTATCATCAAATTATACAATAGCCGAAATTAAATTGAATTTAATGACTTACTCAGACTATGATTATTCTTCTGAGTCTGATTATACTTCCGCTCTTATTACTATTCTTGAAACTGTGAAATATGAAAAGCTCTATCATCTTATTGGGAGCTATTATGATAATGAGACGATAGAGGACATAAGTTTGGCAGCTTATAATAGAGCTGATTTTCTTGAGGCAATGGATTTCGCGGAAAGGAGTTTATTTTTCGCGGAAGTATTTTATACATGTGCTGAATTTCTAAGACAGAGGTCGCTTGATGATATTCAGAGCGGAGAAGCTGAGTCGTCATATTCAATAGAGGGATATTCTCAGAACAGTAAATCTAATCCGAACAAAAAGACGGCAAGTATATTTGAAAATAAAGCGAGAACTCACTTATTGAGAGCGGGAATTGACATTGTGCCTTCAATAAGTAGAACACGTCCGAGGGGGATAGATGTCACTTACACTGGCATTGAATAGAGTTAAATCAAAGTGCGCGAAGGGAAGAACTGTTAAATTATATGTTCCATCTTCCGACAATGGTTATGAAGAGGATTTTAGCGCGATTGTAACTGTAAAAGCGTTCCCGGTCAGATATTCGCCTTTTAATAGAAAGATACAGGAAACAGTTGATTGGCACATGGAAGTTGATGTTCTGGCTTATGTACCATATGGAGTTATTGCTGATGAGAGTTATAATGTTGATCTTTATACTTTAATGGAGGTTGACAATAGGAGATATAATGTGTATAAAATGCAACCCTATAGTCAATATGATAATACTTATTTGTATTGGATTATAGGAGGACGAAGAAATTGAATTTTTCGGCAGAAGGATTAAAAGATTTAGAGAAGAGTTTACAAAAATGGAGCGAAG